GTAGAAGTTATATCAAGACAGTCTGATGGATATATCAATGCTAGTCAACTCTGTAAAGCAGGTAAGAAATATTATGCGGATTGGTTTCGATTAGAAAAAACAAAAGAGTTTTTGACAGAATTATCACAAGAATTGAAAATAGATATTTTAACTGATAAAACAGAAAAAGTAGACTGCGGTGGGATTTCCCATACCCCTAATACAAACCTAAGTTTGATAGAAATTAATATGGGAAAGAGTGATGTAGATGATCAATCAACTTGGGTTCATCCACGTGTAGCAATTCAGATAGGACAATGGATTTCTCCTAAATTTGCTGTTAATGTAACAGGATGGATTCATAAATTATTATCTACAGGAAGTGTCAAACTAGAAAGACCTGTAAAGAGCTTTTCTACTCTTACAGAAATTGATATTGAAGCAGAAAAACTAGAAAATGAAGTAAAAATATGTGAGTATACAAATGAGTTAGTTATTTATTGTGCTTATATCGGAAATGGATTAGTTAAGATTGGTTTTACTGATTCTAATCTTATTCAGAGAGACAAAAAACATATGTCAAGTGAGTCTTTATATCCTCAGTGGAGAATGATTAAATTTTTCAAAGTATCAGGTAAAAATATAGAGAAAATGACACACGAATTTTTGAAACATTATAAGGTTGATTTTTTTAATCAAAAAGAAGTATATAAACCAGATAAAAATCTAACAAAATTTATTGAAGATATAGATGATTTCTTAAAAGATAATGACCTAAAAATGACTATTAGAACCTTGCAAAAAGAGAATTCCGATTTAAAACTCCAAAATATGCAATTAAAACTAGTTCTTTTAACAAATAAAACAGAAAAGTAGGAAAATCTTGTTTACTAACGTAATTTAGTATAATCATTTGATTATACTAAATCTTATTTTTGACCGAGTCAATGCAAATAACATTAACAACCTAAATGTATTTCGGTATCTACAAGTCCGTTATTATTGAAAATATAAACATGTACGTTTAATCCCATTGCAGTTGCCGCCTTGAACTTTGCCATATTATTCTGATATTCTTTGTTATAATAATATTCGCTTTTTACTTCAAGAATTGCATTGTCGGAAAGTATAAAACCAACTGGAAAATATCTGATCCTTTTGCCTGTGTCAGGATTATCATACCAAATCTCATCGTGACCTTTATAGCAGACAACGAGATCATCTTCTTTATAACCATCTTTAAGAAGAAGATCAAAACACATTGATTCATAACCTTCACATAATTCTGTGCGACCGCTTGGAAAAACATACTCTTTAACCTTATTCTCTTCCGATTCTTCTTCTTCTACATTCATAATCTTATCCATTTTATCTTGATGATTTTCTTCTCTACACTCACATGCTTTAATGAATGCTTTTTCACCATACTTATTAATAGAAAAAGACTTTGTTTTCTTATTACCTTCCGAGTCATTCCATTGAGCTTTCCAACGAGATTTTAAGCCATCTTCAAAAATTACACCTGTTACACCACTTTTATTATTAGTTTGAATACCTTTATTATTCGCATTAACCTTGCCAGTGCCTTCACGAACATTAAATCTTAAATTATTAAGACCATTACGATCAATATGATCTACTTCTGTGAATTCCGGGTAAAATATACGATGTAAAAGAGCTTTTTCCATTTTAGCATATTCAGTTTTGTCTTTTGATCCTCTAAAAAGATATATTGATTTATCTTTAATAATATCATAATGTTCTTTTTCAAACATCATACATTTTTCATCTGAAAGAAATATTTCAAGAAACTCATAATCTTTTTGTAATATAGGATGTGATATAACTTTGACATTTCTTATTCTATTTTTACTCAGTTGGCGTTTAATAGATTCTCTAATTCTATAATTGCTTGCTAAATTCATAGCACGATCTCTGCCATATTGCTTTATTCCAAAAGACTTGCTATTACCTCCTTGATCGGAGTGAAACGTAACTTTTATATGAGTTGCCGTCTCAGTAATACCCCCTTGATGACGACCACTATACCATTCACCTTTTTCCAGTAAAATTGGAACAGAATCTTGAACTTCTTTTAATATTTTTTCATCTTTTTCTTCGTTTCCTTGGTATTTACATATATTACAACTTCCTCGAAAGTTACCTCGTTGACAGTTTGATGAATGTATATGAAAACTACTGTGTTTACATTTATAATTTACATTTCTACCTTCTTCTATTGATACAAACTCATAACCGGCTTCTTCAATAATTTTTATTATGTTTTTTTCTACAACGGCTGAAGTTTTCTTTTTTGAACATTCAGAACAACCATTCCACTCAGGTCTTACAATTCCTTGTTTAAGAGTTCTTCCATCTTTTCCACAATGGCATTTGTATTTAATATATCTTTTGTCTTCAGTATCTGGTTTCCAATCCAAACATTTTTTATTTTCCATTATATTATTAATATTAATAATAGTTTTTTCTGATAATCCTATTGTCATTTTGTTTTTTATATTATTCTTTATACTTTTAAGCCAATTTTATTTTTAAAACATTATAATATAATATAATTTTATTTTTGTATGTAAAATAACATAAAAAAGTATAAACATTCGAGTTTTCGGGGGTGCCGAGTGGGACTTTTTAGAGAACAGGGAACCCTAAAGCTCCTCCGCTGACCCTAATAATATTGTTATTGACGGCAGTGACGATAAATTCGTAGGTCTGTGCAAAGTTCGTACCAGATGATGCAGTGCCAGTGCCGCCAGCAGCAGTCTTTGCGGTGTTACTGCACTCGGGGACAATAGAAACATTGGTTAATTTTCCATAATTTGTAGATCCCATCGGATCTAGTGAAATAAAGTCAAGAGAATAAGAATAAGTGTGGTAACCAGTGTCGTTGGGAATCACCGGGGCATGGAACCAAGGGTTAACCAACGAAAAATAGTCAGAACCCATCTGTGCCAGACGGTTAGTATTCTCATAAATGAGCGACGTCTGGAGGATAGGATCAGCAGCACCGTTTGAGGGTGTGAAATTAGTGCTACCGTTTGTGGTTACAGGCGAAGAGGTGAGATAATTAGACCATTCAGCAGAGTTTGTGGTATTGCGAACAGCAAAGAACAAAACCTTAATGGCATGCGAGAAGCGAATATCAAACGACTGTTGTGCGTTGGTGCTCGGAGTGAAAGATTGACGTGGAGCGGTCTGTACCTGTTCAATCAAAATATCACGAGGTGCACATGCCATACGTTTGCGCTCATCGTTTGAAACAATAGCATAGTTGGCCCATACTTGAGTATTTCCCAAAGTAGGTGCTTGGTTATTCAAGAGATCACTTGTAGTTATATTCTTTCGTGTATCAGCTACTCCAGTTCCGGAAATATCGTCAAGAATCAAAAGTTGCTGCCAATCACGGAAATAAAAGTTGATTCGCATTTCATTATAAGGAAGAGCCGCAGTAGGAAGAGCAACTCCACTATCACGGCTGTAGAAGAACGGAAGAGGCAAGTTCAAAGTGAAAGCCGAGATACTGCGTTTAGGTTGAATCATCTCGTCAATAGTACCAATCATATTATTGTAACCATTACGCTTACCTTCTGGAACAGTGAAGGCTGCCCAAAAATCGAGATGATAATTATCAAAACGTGCAGCAATCAAATCATTGAAAGTAATGCAGCATTCACGAATAATATTATGCATAAAGTTACGAGTCCAACGCAAAGTGCCATTTGTCGTGGCACCACCAGTATCAACTTGATTTGTTCCGGCGATAGTAACAGCAGGAGTCGTCAGACGAAGCCAGGTCTGGAGCATATAATCACCAGCGCGCGAAATAGCAACCGACCACTCTTGACCAAAGGCTGGTGAACCAGCAGCACGAGACAAAACGACTGGGACTTGGGTAAACCAAGTAGCTTTCCTAGTCTCGCGGACAAAATAAGCAGTTGCATCGTGACCACCGTAAAGGTACTTTTCAATTTCATCAAACGTAGCAAGATCAATGAATCCAGATGTTACATTAGAAGTAGAGATGGATGACATTCTTTATATTAGCGCAAGATAATTTTTCATTTTTTTAAGAAAAATATACTTTAAATATTAAAACAAAAATATAAAATGTGAGCTTAAATAAGACTGGTGAACGAATAAAGTGTATGTCAGATCTAGATATTTTGAGTATAGATGCCAACATACGTAAGAATTTCGAGGAAGAGTTCTTAAAACTATCTGAGCACAACGAGAAGCTATTGGAAATAGAAGATTCTTTAAAAAATGAAAATCTTCGGCGTAGGATACGAATTAGTCTTGAAAAGGCCCGTGATGAATTACGTACCTACATAAATAATATATCATCTCACAAACAGCATCATTTCTATATTATGGAAACTATACCTTTTATAGAACAATACAAAGAGATGTTAAAGACACCTATTAAAGTAAGTTTTTTAGGAAAAGTAGTAAAAAATGACAAAGAAAAACGTCATGTTATTGATCTTTATATTGAAGC